CGACGAATTGATCCGCAAAGTCGCGGAGGTTTTTTCATGTTTGGAAGTCATAAAGGATTTGCCGACGATCCTTTACGATCCGAAAAATCCGACCGTGCAAAAAGAAACGGCGGCGGGCAAAGTACGCGTCAAATACATGGCGCAATATTCGTCCGTCATGCAGAAGTTAAACAAAGACCTCCTCGGCGCGTTAGACGGCGACGACGGCGACGATTTGAAAGACTATGAATAACGCAACGGACGCGGCGAACGTCGCAGAATGGGAACTCGTAAACCCCGATATTACCCCGCTTTCATGTTGGCAGACGTTAAACGAGGACGTCGGCGGGCGGCATAGTTGGTTGATCGAATATTACAAGCGTTGCAGATCGGGCGAAATTGTTATCGGGCGCGAATTAAAAACCACGCTCGAAAACTTGATACAAGATATTTTTTGCCGTTCGGACGTGTACCGTTTCGATTTGGAGGCGGCGCATAAACGGATAAAATTTATCGAAACCGAAATCAAACACTTTGAAAGCCCTTTCGCGAGCAAACCGTTTATTTTGACCCTCAACCAAAAAGCGATTACCGAGGCGATATTCGGTTTTTATGTTTACGATCCCGACACGTCGGACGGCGGGCGTTGGGCGCGTCGCTTTCAAGAAATCTTTTTGCTCGTCGCCCGCAAAAACGGCAAGACCCCGTTTGTTGCGGCGTTGGTACTTGCGGAATGGTTTTGCGGAGAGGCGGGTCAAAAAGTCATGTGCGCCTCAAACGACTACGATCAAGCGGGTTTAATATTCGATTGCATTAACGCGTTTCGGGAGGAGTCGCGGGTCGTATCGAAAGTTACGCATAAAAATATCAAGGGTATATTTTTCGGCAATCCAAAACAACGCAAAAAGACGGGTAAATTTTCCGCGCAAAACAAAGGCGCGATCAAGAAAATGTCGGCGAAAGCGGGCGCAAAAGAGGGTCGAAATTTGAAACTCGTTATCGTGGACGAAGTACACGAAATGAAAGACGCGTCAACCGTCCTCCCCTTGCAAACGTCCATATCCACGCAAGACGAGCCGTTGTACTTTGAAATCACGACCGAGGGTATCGTCCGCGACGGATACCTCGACGACCGCCTCGAAAAAGCCCGAAAAGCCTTGAAAGGCGAGTCGGATATTGATACGTCGCGTTGGTTGATATGGCTTTATACGCAAGACAGTGAGGCGGAAATTTGGAACGACGAGCGCAGTTGGGCGAAATCAAACCCGCTCGTCGGTGTTGCGAAAAAATGGTCGTACTTGCGCGGCAAAGTCGATACAGCGCGGCACAGCGGAACGGATCGCGCGTTTATCCTTGCGAAAGATTTTAATATTAAGCAACTTTCGTCTAATGCGTGGTTAGAGGAAAAATATATCGTTTGCGACGCAACTTTCGACCTTGCCGATTTTTCAAATTGTTGGTGTATTTGCGGCGTTGACCTTGCAGAAACAAACGACCTTTGCGCTGTAACATTTTTGTTTATGAAACCAAACGACCCCGTAAAATACGTGCATACAATGTACTTTGTAACGGAAGTCAAGGCGGGCGACGGTCAATCGACGGACTCCCCTACTAACCCCGAAAAGAAAGATTATACACAATGGGCGACGGAGGGTTTGTGTCGTATCGTCAAAGATAACGTTATCGACGACGTTATCGTCGCCGAGTATATTTGGGAACTTTACGAAAAATTCGGTATCCGCCCGTACGTCGTCGGTTATGACGAATGGCACGCGAAAGACTTTGCAAAACGTATCGTCAAATACTTCGGGCAAAATGTACCCGTCAAAATTCGCATGACGCCCGAAACGTTAAACGTACCGACCCGAAATATCGAGGAAGATTTACGGGCGCGGCATATCAATTATCAAAACAACGCAATTTGTCGGTGGAACTTCCGCAATACCGCGATACGATACGATCGCAACGGGTTTGTTATGCCGACAAAAATTATCGGATATATCGGAAACAAGATTGACGGCACAATGTCAAAAACTATTGCATACGCCGCCTTGCGTGGTTGCAAATCCGCGTTTATGGCAAAGATCGGAGGTTGAATATGGGAAAACAAAACAAATCGCAAAAGCGGCAAGCCGCCGCATGTATCCGCGAAATACATTGCCCGATACACGGTCGATTGATCGGAAAATATGACGCCCGCCACGGCGTAACAAATGTAACGTTTTATTGCCCCACGTGCAAAAAAGAGTACATATTTACCCGCCCCGTGGAAAAAAATTGACCGTAAAACAAAGTTATCAACAAAAATTTTTCAAAAATGATTGACTTTGTACCGTGTTTTTGCTTATAATAGAGGCAAATTTAATATTCGTATCGCCACCGCCCCGCGGTGTGTGCGCCGTCGATTACGATAATTGCCGTCCGAAACGGACGTGTGCGCCGTCGATATTAGTATTTTGTATCCACCGCCCCGCGGTGTGTGCGCTACTTTTGAAACAAAAGCAAATGCGCCGATATTACGAGTTTTACGCTCGTTGTATCGGCGCATTTTTTATTTTCCGAAAAGGAGGTCGGCGTCGATTTGGGAACGCTTACAAACGCAATCCGTACGTTGTTTGGTTGGCAACCGCGCGGAAGTTACAATCAAATAGTGAACGCAAACAAGGTCGTTTTTTCCTCTTTCGGTAAAGACTTCACGGCGTCGGATATGGTAAAAACAGCAATCCACCGCGTCGCGGAGGAAATATCGAAATGCACGATCAAGTCGGTTATTGAAACGCAATCCCCCCGCCGCGTTATTATAGTCGACGACGATATTAACGCCGTATTTGCGGGGCGCGTCAACCCCCTTTGCGGCTTGAAAGGATTTTTATACAAGGTCGCATATTTAACGCTCGTAAATCGAAATTGCTTTATTTATTGGGCGTACGACGAAGTACCGATCAAAGGTACGAACGACGTACGACGCATTACGCGCGGGTTTTATCCGATCGAAAAAGCAAACGTCCGCCTCTACGACCTTGACGGCGAAATCCGCGCCGAATTAACAAGCGTCGCGGGCGGCGGCGTTGTGCTTGATTTGCCGTATTCCGACTTGATACACGTACGACTCGGATACGGCGCAAACGCTTTCCTCGGCGGCGACGCAAACGGACGCGCCGATTTTCGGGAAATACTCGACAACTTGCAGACGATACACGTTATCAAAGAGGCGATCCCGAAATCGTTAGAGGCGTCTTTATCGGTCAAAGGCGTTTTGTCATTAAAGACGGTCGCGGAGGCGGACAAACGCGAAGTAAAACGCGACACGTTCGAGGAACACTTATTCAACAGCAAATACGGAATTGTCGCAACCGACTACGAGTCGGAGTTTCACCCGATCAACATACAAACGCAAGATATACCGTCAAACGTTTTGTCGTTTTTACGCGAGGGTATATTGTCATTTTTCGGCGTATCCTTGCCGATATTCCTCGGAAAATACACCGACGAAGAATATACCGCGTTTTGGCAAACGGCTTGCGAGGGTTTGGCGTTAGAAATAACCGAGGCTTTCCGTATTACGGTATTTACCCCGCGTCAACTTGCGTACGGGTGCACGATCAAATGTTACGACAAAATCGCGCAATCATTATCGTTTGCCCGTCGTCAAGAAATCGCAGAAATGACAAAAGAGGACGCGTTGTTGTCGCGCGACGAACGCCGCGAATTGTTGGGATATGACCCCGACGGACAGCCGACCCGCGTATCCCTCAATTACATTGACGTTTCGATCGCAAACAAATATCAATTAACAGCATTAAAGCAAGGGAAAAAGCCGACGGATACGCCCGCCGACGACAAGGAGGAAACCGAATAATGCCCGATATTTTTACCCGTACAATCGACCCGCAACTCATACGAAGATCGACGCCCGACGGACAGCCCGCACAAATCGAACCGACGAAAGGTATAATCGAGGGTCGCCCGATCGTTTACGAACAGCGTACCGCAATCGGCGATTACTTTTACGAGGAAATCGCCCGCGGTGCACTCGACGACGCCGATTTGTCGGACGTCAAATTCATGGTAAACCACAACGACGGAATGATCCCGCTTGCCCGTCATAGGCGCGGGAAACGTTCGTCAATGGATATTGTTATCGACGCCGACGGCATGCAGATTAAAACAACCCTCGACGTCGAAAATAACGCAACCGCCCGCGAACTATGCTCGGCGGTTACGCGCGGCGATATTGAGGATATGTCGTTCGCGTTCGGTATCATGGTATCGGGCGAAGAATGGCGCGACCTCGACAAAGATATGCCGACGCGTCGAATAACTAAAATATCAAAGGTTTGCGAGGTATCCGCCGTAAACGACGGCGCGTATCCGCAAACCTCGATATATGCCCGCTCCTCTTCCCCGTTGGATAACGACAAAAGCGCGTTGGATAACGCGCGGGCGGCGGCGTTGGATAACGAAAAACGCGGACAAAACGACGACTCGCAAGCGTCGTTGAAACTTGCGAAAGAAAAATTTTTATTTTTGGAGGGTGCAAAGCACTATGAAAGAAAAAATTAACAAATTGTTGGAACGCCGCGCCGCACTTATGGCAGAAGTAGAAAAGCCCGAAACGGACGAAAAGCGTTTCGCAGAACTCCGCGCCGAAATCGCAAAGATTGATTTTGCAATCGAGGACGCGGAAAAGCAACTCGCAAAAGAAGAACGCGAAGAAGAAGAACGCGCGGCACGCAAGCCGAACAGCGACCCCGCCCCCGAAACCCGCGGCAAGGGCATTACGCTTTTTAACGGGGCAACCGAAAACGCCGCAGACCTTACGAAACCCGAACTTTTGAGGCACGCAAAAACCGCGCTCGGAAAACAAATCCGCATGCAGTTGCAAGACGTCAAAATCGACCTTACCGCAAACGAAAAACGCGCGATCGGCGTTGCAATCACGACCACCGCGACGGAGTTTACGGCGGCAACGGCAAGCAAAGACGGCGTCAACAACGGCGGCGTGTTTATTCCTCAAAACGTCCTTTACGACCTTTTGGAAATGGACGACCCCGACAGCCCTTTCCTCCGCGACGTCAACCCGACGCACATTAAAGGCGCGTTGATTTTCCCTTACGTTGTGGAGTCGAACAACGGCACAGGCAAGGGCAAGAAAGAAACCGTCGCGGCAAATTCCCGCGCTATCAAGTGGGATAAATTGTCGCTTGCACAAGGCAATTACCCCCTCACGATCGAGGTTACTATGGAATTGCTCGGCTTGACGGACGAGGAGTTTGTCGATTACTTACTCGCCGACCTTGCAAACGAAATCAATCTTTTGCTCGGCGACGAAGTATTGTACGGCACGGGCAAGGACGAATGTATCGAGGGTGCAACCGTCGGCGCAATCGCGGGCGACCCTTACGAAAGCGGCAACGCTCCCGCGGCAATCAAGGCGGGTTTGCTTGCGCTTTCCCGCCGCGCAAGAAAGGGCGCGAAAATTTACGTTTCGCGTTCGCTTTCCCTTGACCTTGCTTTCGAGAAAGACGAAAACGGACGTTACATTTACCCCATTTACAACAACGACGGGATTACGTCGATTGCAACAATCCCCATGGAGGTTGACGAGGGGTTACACGACGGCGATTTTCTTATCGGAAACGCAAGGAACTACAAACTCAACTTTACGAAACCGACGGAAATTTACGCGGAATTGCACGGAAAAACCCGCGTTATCGAATACACCGCCCACCTCATGGTTGCGGGCAAACCCGCCCCGAAAAAGTTTTATTACGGGTCGCAGAAAGCCGCAACGCCCGACAACGGCAACAGCTAATTTATAACGGTTTTGATTGCGGGTTTGCGGTCGAAAGCCGATACGCAACGGTAAACGTTAAGGAGGTCGAACATGCAAGAAATCGACAAAATCTTATATAAAATGGGCTACTTTGACGCAGACCCGCAAAAGAAACAATCCGTACAAGACTCAATCGACGCGGCGGTCGAATTTATGACCGAAAGCGGCGTACCCCTTGAAAAATTGGGGTGCGCCCGCGCCTATTCCGTAAAAGCACTTTGGGCGGACGGTATCGACAAAGGTATCCCCGTTGACGATCTTATTAAGCCCGACGGAATGATCGTTGCGCTTATCGCGCAAATGCGGAGTTGATATGGCAGATCAGAAGTTAGGCACGGTGCGTACGCTTGTCAAATTCGGCGTACAAACGACAACGCAAATCGCGGGCAAAGGTGCGTCCACCGTTTGGGAAATGATCGAAGTACCGATCGGAACGGGCGACGGCGGAAAACCGATAATGACCGACTCGTTTTATTGTGAATGGCTCGGAAGTTACGGGGCGGCGGCTATTCAACAGCAAGCCGACGGCGTCAAACGTGCCGCCCGCGTGCGCTTGCCTTTTGTGCAAAAGGTTTACGACGCGTTGACGTCGAAATCGGTACGCGTTTATTTACGGGGCAAGACGGACGCGGCGCATACGTTCGTACTTGCGTCGGACGCGGACGATTACGGCGAACAACATAAATTTATCGAGTTTCAAGTTAAGCACTACGAGGGCAAATAATGAACGTTATAAACACCGTACAAGAAACGCTCGACCGCGTATTGTTGCCATACGGTGTGGTATCAAACCACTTGCGGCGCGTTGAGGTTGACAAAATAGAAAATTCCGACGTAACGGTCAATAAAGACGAGTACGTCGTTTTTCGCGTCATATCTAACCGCCCGCGCAAATACGGCGACGGCGTGCCGACGCACTCCCGCGCGTATATAGACGTCAATTATTATTACTCGTACGAAAAGACCGACGCCCGCGTAACGGACGCGGAAAGCCGCTTGCAAGCCGCCAAACGCGAAATTTTACGCGATAAACACTTTCGCGTTGCAAATGACGTAACACCATTACCCGACGTTGATAATCCGTACCGCGGATTTAACGTCGAATTTGCATATATCGGGGTTGTCGATAATGGGTAAAGGCATTACGACAAGCCGATTAAACCTCGACGAACTCCCCGACGCCATGTCGGAAGTATTGACGGATTTTCTCCACGCGCAATTTGACAAACGGCAAGCCGCGGTACAAGCGGGCGCGGAGGTTTTCAAATCGGCAGTTGAAAGCGCAACCCCACGCGATACGGGCGGCATGGCGGAGTCGTGGGAAATCAAAACAAAGTACAAAGATCACCGATACGTCGGCAATACAAAAACCGTCAGCGGCAACGGGAAAGACAATATCCCTCTTTCAAATGTGTTGGAATATTCCGACAACCCGCACAACGGATTTATACGTCAATGTTTCGACGGTGTGGAGTCGCAGATATTCGACGCAATCAAAAAAAAATTAAGTGGAGGCAATTAACACATGGAAAAGAAAAAAAATCTTATTCGCTTTAACGTTCGCAACGTAAAGTACGCGTTACCCGGCGACAAGGGCGGTTTTTTACCGTTCGTTGACATGGGAACTTCGACGAAACTTGCGCTCGAAGTGGACTCGTCCACAAAGGATATTTACGGCGACGGTCGCCGCATTATCCACTACGTGAACGAAAAAGGTAAGACGGGTACGCTTACGCAAAACAATATTTGCGACGAGTACGAAATCGCCATGGGGCGCAAAATCAAAACCGCGAAAGGGCTTGCCGATATTAAACCCACGAAATCGGTATCGCACGTCCTTTACTTTGAAATCGAGCAGATGGACGGCGACAACGCAATCTCGGTCGCAAAAACTATGTTGTACGGCGTTACCTCTTCCCGCCCGTCGGAAGATTACGACCAAACGACCGACGATCTTAACGAGTCGTCGTTTGAATTGCCGCTCGTTATCGACGGCACTCCCCTTTTGTCGGCAGACGGCAAGGTTTACAAGGACGAAAAAGGCAACGAGGCGCGTGTATGGCAGTTGACCGCGACGCCTGACGATCCCGATTACGAAACTTTCGGAAACGAAGTTGTACTCCCCGCTATGGGAACGGACGCGGGAACGGGAACGCCCGAAACGGACGCGGGAACGGGAACGCCCGAAACGG